GCACGGTATTTTTTTATTTTGCAAATTATTCAAAATTAAAATGTAAGCAAGCAAGCCATCAATGCTCCCAAAGATATGTTTGGCTGATAATGAATTAATGCATATAGCTGAGCTACATTTGTGAAACAGCAATTCCATAATTGATGGTTGACATCTAATTGTAGGGCTATGGTATCATCAACCCAAAATATGTTGTTGATGATTTGGAAATCGTCATCTGATGGCATCTTCAGAACAACAAGATGTTGAATATCAGGATATGTCAAATTTTGCGTTCTGTCAGCCAATTCTCTGATGACATCATCCACGTTTGCAGACTGATTTGCTTGAACAAACATAAGTTGCATTGATGGATTTGCTACTGATGTGGGATCTGCTATATATGCGTTGCTATTGACGAATTGTGATTCTTCTGGTGACAGATTGGATAAAGCTGATGCTTCTGCCAGTGTTGGCAGCCAATGAATGTCTGTGATGTTTCTAAACACCATTGCAGCATAATTGTAGAAAACTCTACGTTGTAGTTGTTCAATGTCTGACTGTTCAGATTCCAACTCCAAGGCCTTTAATTTTCTCAATGCACCCGGAAGACAGATAGCAAAATTGTTTGGATCATCTATAAATTGTTCTGTTTTGATGGTTTCGTCATTCTTTGTTACTGCAACATTGGCACTTGTTGATTCTTGTGATACTGTAGACCTACTAGAATCAAAGATTTTCGTAACCCATGCATGTGTTTCGCCAGTGATTCGAGCTGTGATATTATTGAGAATCCTGATTGCCTGATGAGTTCTTATGGTCGTATTTTTATCAAATACAAAAGATGACCCTATTGTTGGCACATGCATCCCATCAAATGTTAGTAATTGTCTGATGTAGCATGATCTGTTATCTGGAAACATCACCATACCTGCATAAATGATGTGTGTATCGTTGATGATATACAAAATGGCACCTGTTGATGCAGGTTCTGTCAGAACACCAATATGATGACTGTTTATCTGTTCAACATACCATCTGCACTGGAAACGAGTTCTCATCATATAATTCAGTAATGTTTCGCCATCATCAGGTGTTATTCTTGATACTATGCCATCATCATCTATGAATACGTCATATACCTGCTTGCCTTTCATAGCATTGGAGTCAACTGTGATTTTCTTCGGATTCTCAAACCGTATCATCTTCGAATCGAAAAGATTATCCACCATCATCTTGATGTTGTTGGAAACATTATCGAATGACAGTCGAGCAGACGTCAGTGCAGCATCTACCATTTCATGCATTTGATCTGGTTCATCATGTTTGAGCATCTTGATTGATAATGAGACTCCTCCTGATTCTGAAGAACATCCTTTGAGGAAATAGGCGATGTCTGATTGCAATAACTGGTCAAACTGATGTCTTGAGTATGGATTGTTTGCTAATGGAATGTTTCTTAATCGGTGTGATATGCCATCTGCTATTTCAAAAGGCACCTCTTCCATTATGAATGTACCTGCAATGGTTCCGGCCGGTTTGTTGATTGTTGACATCATTTTTTCAGAAACTTTCCTAATTCCCTTCATGAGAGCAAGGACATCTGCCTTGTTGTCGATTTTGACATCTGTTGATGAAAGATTAAAGAGTGCCCTTGCTCTGCACAATACTGATTGTTCGTCAGGAAGCAAGGGGTATTGATATGATCCTCTTTCTGTGAACCAGAATTGATAGATATCCAAAAATGTGAATTTATTGTCAGATTTGACTTTTTCAAGTCTGATCATGTCTTGAAGAGAGATTGCACCTCTGGCATGTGTTTCGTTTTTATCGCATTGCTCCCATTCTGCAGATGACATCAATGATTTGTTGAAGTAACCTCTGACACCTGTGATTACAGCTGGTATGAACTTATTGTGCTTGAGGAAAACCATCCATCTGTCTCCATTTAAAACTTTTCCTGTTGAAACAAAAACAGACATGATTCTGAATTGACGAATATCCTGTTTGTTCACACTAAACATGTCCCAGACATCAGCTAAATGGTTGTCAAATGTGTCAAACTGATTTGCTAAGCCCAATGTTGATAATGCAGGTGAAATGTTAAGACCATTCTTCATTTGTCTGAATGGATCTGGAATTGGATCACCAAGAGCATCATAAAAATGTGAATTAAAAGCAATTATTGGCTGTGTTGTTGCCATACACTTAGAAACTGAGTATGGCATGCCAACACTTGATGAAAATTCATTGAGTTTTTCGAAGATGAAGTTCACTGCATCCTGCTCCGTTTCATATTGGCTGAGGAATTCATCTGAAAGATCGAACATAATGAGTAAATCATCTGATGTTTGCATGAAATCGTATCGTGTTACAACGCCAGCTTCAACAAACTTGTCCATTATTTGCTGTGTCATAAAAACTCCAAATAACCCGGATTCAATACCACGAATACCCTGACCCCATGATGAATTCATTCTGCTAAGCATAAGTTGTCCGTCTTCAACGTCCTGTAAATCAATGTTATTATCAAAGAAAAAAGGATACACATATGCTTTGATGAGATTAGCATCAATAAGACAATCTTTAGCAAATTTTTCGGGACTGTCTCTCCAGACTCTGATTGTGTCCAACTTGATCATATTAATTCTGTTGTTGTAAATTTCGACACATTGCCTGTAAACTGTAAGCCAATCACTATCTTCTCCTAAATAGGATGTTAATAACCTCTCCATGAACAAAGCGATAGCAAACAGATTAGCATGCTGACACCAAGCAGTAAAATCAATGGCTATATGAAATCTGAAAACTTTTGCCATGGATTTGACTCTTGCTGCTTTTTGATCTTGCTTCATGATGAAGTCATGTTTTGAAAAGCATGAAAAAACAGATGCTATTGCTGACAAAATGCCACAGATTATTTTCCCTGTGGGATTCATTACTGTTATTTCTCTTGTAGCATTGTTCTTTTGTTTTGGAAAATAATGTGAAAGAAGTGTATCACCAAATTTGGCAACAATGGACGGTACCGCTTTTGGATCCAATTGAGCTTTCCTGTTGATGAGCATTCGAGAAACAACTTCTGATTCATTTTCAACGCTTGCGGCTGTTAATGTGGGTTGCTTTGTGAATGTCATGTTCTTATTGACAAATGAAGCATCGCATGATCTGGTGCTTAACATGTCATAAGGATCTATTTTCCCGAGCTGTGTTTTGAGCGTGTCATTGGAAACCTCTCCCATCTGTGCAGTGATCGCATCTGTTGTGGCTGTTGCAATGATGTTGATCAATTTTGTGATACCAGGTAGTTCCTTATCATATTGTTCCTTCTCATATGATCTGAGTGAATTCTTCATAAATTTTGCCATAATCAAATTGTCGGATTTCCTGTTTGCTCCGAAGATAGATGGGTAAAATGCATCGATTGCAACTGTCATGCATGGATTGATCATTGCCAATCTGATGATGTCTGCGAGTAATGAAATCTCACATCTGTGTTTGATTGTGTCACACTTTGAACAGACAAGATCGATGAATTCATCTTTAGACTTACCGACATTGAATGTGAGTAATGCTAATGCCGTATACGCTGCAAATGAATTTCGCCTAGCTAATCTGGTCATGATTGAATATGTGAGGCCATCTGTATTAAGAACGCTACCTAATGACGCATGTGACAAGCATTTAGCACAGGATGATTCAATGGCTTCAGTTGTCATGTACATTGATGAGACTATTGAATTTGCCTGATCAAAGATGCGGATGATGTGTTTGACGTTTTTTCCTCTTGGGCAGCCGCGTGTGTGTACTGTGATGATCCATCCGTTTTCCATTTCTATGGCTGATGTTGGGTCTTTGATATTTGATCTTGAATTCTTATTAGCAAGAACAGCCGATAGTGCATAAACCACAGCTGAGTTAATGGATTTGATTTGTTCGATGGAATGGAATCGGAGATCAGATTGGAAACAGTCTCTAAAAAGAACTGAACAGAATGTTAATTCACGGAAAAGTGTTGGAGACATCGAACATTGAAAATCCGCTGTGTCAACCCATTCGTCTTTCTTCTCGAATTTTGTGATGATGTCCAATCCGACAAAGTTTGCAACTTCACACATGACGCCTGGACTGAGTGCGTGAATTCTGTCTTGTAATTTCTTTACGAATTCTCTGATCTCTTCTTTGCTGACATTAGCCGATCTGTTGATTGTCCGTTGCTCCTTATCAATTGTTGAACGAATATTGATATTGACAGCTTTTGCAATGTCACCATAGATTTCCATCATTTCAGCAACATCATCACGTGTTGTGCGTTTTGGCCATTTGATATTGCGTATGACTTTTGGCGACCAAGAGTAATCTGTGTATTGGTCTTTTGGTTTCATGACAACAACTTTGTTATCAACAATATCTAATGGAACACGAGATTGTATCACCTGTTTCTTGATGAGAGTCTGTATTTCTTCTGATGTATATTCACCTTCATCATGACGGTCAAGGACTTTGTCACACAATTCCATAAGATTGTTGTCAATGATTAATTGTCTGGCAAAGTTTTCATTTATTTCATCTGTTTTGACTAGCGAATCAATAAGATGTTTGAGCGGCTCAATCTTTTCGTTTCCTGGAACTGCATAAATTGTCATTTGATGTTTCTCACTGAAATAAGACAGATTGTCATTAACCGTGACTGTTGGCATGGGCATAACAACACGCTCGTATGATTTGTTAAATTGACCACCACTGTATCCCAAGACGACACGGACATTCGGTGAGTGGAAAATCTCTTGATTGACCTGATTGTGAATGTCAGCTTTGTTGCTGAGTTCTTTGTACTGTTCAATGAGTGATTTCTTTTGACTGAATTTCAAGCCAACATTATGCATCTGAGATTGAAGCCAAACAATGCATGAATTTTGCGCATTGAGCAATTCCTTGAATGTTAATGTGTTCAATTCTGATGGTTCACAAGCATATAATGCATTGGCATACTTAACATCTTCGCCTGTAGCTGCTTCGACCAGACGAATCTTTTCCTGAAAACGCTTTTCCTTGTTGCCTTCATTTAATATGTACTTGATCGATTCCGATGTTTCAACACTTCTAAATTTAATATTATTTCTTTCTAAGTAGTCTCTTATTCCCATTATAACAAAAAACGCC